CTATAACAGCACCAACAATCGCACCAATTACGGATAAGATTATTTTGTCTCTTATAGCTTTTTTAACTTCTTTATAGTCTTTTGCTGGCTCATTCTCTATGTTGCCAACTCTTGTGTCCAATTTATTTACATCTTCTCTCATTAACTTAACTTCTGTCGCAATTTCTTTGATAGAATATGTAAGTTCGTGAATATCTTCAAGTTTGTTATTTATGTCTTTAAATTTGTCATCATGTTCGTCTAATCTTTTTGTATTAGACTTGCTTCTGTCTTCAACCTCTTGAAGCTTGATTATATCTGACTTTTCCATAGATTATTCCTCCGCTTTTTCCTCTGTGCTTGCTGTTGTCTCCTCAGTTATGTTATCGGTTTCTTCTGTATTCTCTGTTGCTTCTGCATAAACTTCTTCTGCTTTTAGTACTAATGAGCTATATTCTTCATCACTAATCTTATTCATTGCATAAAATATATTTAGTTTATTTTCAATTTCTTCTTTCTTTTCATAATATTTCTTTTCAATTAATTTTAATAATAAATCTGATATTCTCATAATTACACCTCTTCTTTTAAATCATTTTCTAGATTATCTAATAATAAAGCACTTGTCTCTGTTGTATTTAGCAAGTTCTCTATGTTAGTTAATCTTTCGTTATAGTATTTTGCTTGATTATTAAACATTGTTTCAATATCTTTTTTATATGTTATGTCTAACGTTGCTAATTCGTCGTCTACACTAATGTTTGTGACATTCTTATATGTATATAGTATTTTATCTATTACAGCTTGTTGCTCTTGTGTATATGGTATTATTTCTTCTTTAGCTAATGGATATTCTACTATTGCATTATTATTTTGTAAAAAAGTTTCTAAAGCTTTAGTGTCTTCGATTCCAGTAGTTAATAATCTCAAATAAGTATAACTTCCATCTTGTCTTAAGGCAATTTGCCACCCCTCTATTGTATCATTCATGATGTTCCAAGATACTCCTAAAAATTTATCAGATAAAACACTTATTTTTAAATTATCTGTTTTTAAATTTTTTAAAAGCAATCCTTTTTCAGTGTTTACACCTAACGAAAATTTGTTATCTGTTGCCTTAAAATAGTTCTCATTTGTACCACCACTACCATTTAAAATTATAATTCCAACATTTTTATGTATGCCATCTTCAGCCAAGTAATCCTTTATCCCATTTGGCAAGCTTCTTAGTTTTTGTCCTTCTGCAAGTGGGAATAATATTTCTTGTTCTTGATGAATTTCATACAATTCCTCTAAGTTTAAATAATCTCCTTCTAGTATCATTGTGCCTTCTGTTATTATTGTAACTCCTGCACTATTAGTGTATTGCTGAGTTACATATGCTAAAGTTTTTTCCTTATTCGTTTTGAATTTTACTATAAATTCATTTGTATCTTTCTTTTTGTTTGCAGATAGCAATTCGCTTGTTCCATCTTCATAAATTCCCGTAAAATTTATGTTATTCTCCGTAGTAACATTTGATTTGCATTTTAAAATATATGTATATTCAGTTTTTTCTTTAATCGTTGTTGGTGCAATAATTAATGGTACTCCACCTGTTGTAAATTCAAGGTTTCCTTCTCTTAAAAATATAAATTTAGGAACATTGCTATCATCTATAACTTTCTCCACTTTGTATAAATTCTTGTTACTTATTGTTACTCCTAAATTGCCGCAATTGTGAGCTGAGTAAACGACTTCCCCACTTCCAACTTGTACCTTCAAATTAGTGTAATCAACATAAGTACCTGCGACTACGCTCGCATCTGTTGTTACATACAATACAGCAGAAATAGTATCTAATTCACTGTTTAAATTTGATGGAATTGTCATATATCCAGTGCCAGAATCTGAAAGCACAACTTGTAGTAGACTCTTTGTAAGAGAAGATGAATTTCCTGCGAATATTGATATTCTAGGGTTTCCACCTGTAGTTTCTATATCAGCGTGAATCCCTAATGTTTTTCCTAACAACTCTCTTCCTCCGAGTTTAAAAGCTCCGTAAGTATAATTCCCATCTTTATTTGCAATTAATCTTCTACCGGTATCTAGTGCATTTCCTCTCAAATTGTTCGAGGCATCAACTGTATCTTTATTTAATAAATTAATATTATCTCCAACATTTTGTATTTCTTGCGGATAATCTGGGTTTGGCGATAGAGTATCTCCTGTGTATGGTTCGTAAGATTTTTCTGCTGTTCCTTCATAAATCATTAAGTTTTTGAATGTTGTATTAGTAGTTGCAGACTCATTGTAATTTGTTCCACTATAAATCCAGACAGTATCTACATTGCCCATAGTAGTGAACGAAATTTTTTTAGCCCTTAGCAACACTCTTATATTATCTACGTCCTCATTATTGTATCTCAACCTAAATAAAAAATTAGGAGATGTACTAATATTATCCGTATCTATCTCGTCTGCTTGAATTGTATACGTGGTATTTGCCTTCAATGAAATTGGCACAATTCTATTATTTTGTGAGCTAGTTATTTCAAAATTGCTAGGTACATTTAATAAATTGTAACCTTCTCTCGTTTCCTGCCTACTTCTACATCTTAACTTCCACTCAAAATCCAAATTAGAACTGTCTTCAAGATGTATGTTATTACCACTTGCTGTTCCAGTTGGTATTTGTGATTTCAGCAAACTATTTTCTTTTTTTATTTTAGTCAACTCTTCATCAACATCTTTTTTATTCTGTGCTATACCCTCTGCATTTTTCTCTATATTTTCATTCTGTGTTGTTTGTTCTTCTTGTATTGTTGTTATAGTTTCATTTGTTGTGCTATCGACTTTTTCTAAACTTTCTAGTTTTTTGTTTGTAGTTCCAGCATTTTCATCTAGCTTGTCCCAGTTTTCATTTAATGTTTTTTCAATATCAAAATTATTTGTATTTGTCGTTGGATTATCCTGCTTAAATAATTTTAAATTCGTTGTTTCACTCATTTTAAACCTCCTATGCTGTTCTTTTCCACATATAGCAAGTTATGTATGGTTGCAATAACGACAGTGATGTAGAACCTGCAGACTTTGTTGTTTGTTGTCCTGATTCAGAAATTGTATGAGTGTGTCCTGCACCTCCACCTTTATTCTTTGCAAAATTTTCCACGTTTCTTAAAGTTTTACTCCAAGCAGTAGCTACAGACAACGCATTAGCCTCCACTGATTGTGCAGAACCTCCGCTAGTCTGCCAAATATCATGTGTATGTGCGGGTATTTGATTTACTGTTAGTACTGTACTTCCAGTGTTTCCCCCGTGATTATGACTTGCTATTGTGTGAGTATGTGAGATATTTGCAGTTTTTGAACCTCCAGCCTTTTCGACTGTTTTAAAGTCGTTGTCTGATGCATCGACTCCAACAGGTACTCTTCCACTTCCCCATAACACCCATGTTCCAAATCCCAAATATGTGGCTGGATTAATATTTGTTGTTTCCATTCTTATATGTCCAACCGGATTTTCTGCTTTTTTAGCTTTTAGAATAGCATCATTTATAGCCGTTTTTATATTATTTTGAAAAGTATCAAACATTTCTTTATTTAATTTTGTTTTTCCATTTTGAAAGTCAATTTCAATCATTCTTTTGCTCCTTTCAGCGTTTCTATTTCTTTCTTTAATTCTTCTATCTGTGCTTGTTGTTCTTTTACAATTGGATATAACACCGATGTCATTGAATAGTTATCAACTCCATCATTGTCTTCACTTGTTATCTTCCTTGAATAATTAAAATTATCACCAATTACAAATCCAATGTGCTTTTTCTTGATACCATCTTGACTCCTTAAATTATACTTGTATATATCTGTATTATTTAAAATATCTATTGCTTCTTCTAATGTTAATTTTTCAAAGTTTTTCTTTTGACTTTCTAGTGATGTATTAACAAAAGATTCAGCATATACATTTCCATGAACAAGCAATTTCTTAAAGATTGAAACAAGAAATCCCCAATTTGCATTGCCGATTTGAACTCTTCCCTGCGTATTTGCTGCATAAGTTCCATTGTCGCCAGTTGATACATTGTACCAAGTATAAATTGGTTGAGTTACCCCATCATCATCATTCTTTCCTAACCCTAAGAAGTATGCATCTTTATCTATTGCAATTAGCAATCCTCTTTTAGATGAATCTGTCTCAATACCATCAGTTCCTATTTTTCCAACATGCACATTATTAAAATAATAATCTGTCCCGTTTTTATCAATTTGCATTAATATATTCCCTTTACTGTCTTTTGACCTCAGATAATTATTTTCTCCAACATCTATATTCCCTGAAAATGTTCCATTTTTAGCTTTCATATTTCCATCAGTATCAACTAAGAAATTCCCGTTTGCTGAAACAGTTCCGTTGATATTGATTTTCTTGGCATCTATTGATACCGACTCAGCACTTTGATTAATTTTTGAAATAATTTCATCGTTTCCAACCTTCTTTCCAACCACAGAAGTTATATTATCCGTTGTTTGTTTGATATTAGAATATTGTTTTGTTGCACTTTCTTTTGTTTCATAAGTTTTACTTACTGAACTCGTAATCTCGCCAGCTTTTAAACTTATAGCACTATTCATTTCTGTTGTTGTGCTGTAATCTTCTAGCTTTTTATTTACTGATAAATCTATTGATTCCTTTGTTTGTTTAATCTCGCTATTCATTTCCACTTTTGTTGCAAAAGTATCTGAATATGCACTTTTTATTACATATTTTGCTTTTATTTTTGCTGTATAATTGTTTATTGTAATTGTATTAGTTCCTTCTTTTAGAGATATTTCAAGCTTTCCTAAGTCTTCTACACTTTCCTTTGCTTTCGTTGACCCACTCTTATTTACTCTTCTAATAACCTTAGCTTGTCCATTTTCTAAAACAAATTCATCGCATACTTCATTATTTTGTCTTAACGCCTCTGTTATTCCTAATGAATATGTCTTTATATTGTTATCTTTATCAGTTACACTTATAAGGTCATCTCCTTCTAAATACAAGTCGTCATCTAATGTTAATTTATCATCTAGCAATAAATAATTAAATACTGTATTGTTTCCATATATGTGTAATTCTAGCAGGTTAGCCTCTATACAATTCTCTAATGTTACAGTCTTTATTCCTTCTGCTGTTCGAGTTAAATCTTCAATATCTGATACCTTTTGAGATATGCTATCAACTGTTTGTTCTACTTTTGTTAGTTTTTGACTTTGTTCTGATGTTTCTTCAACTAATTGTTCGATTTTTCCTTCTGCTTGATCTATTCTACTTTGAACTTTCCTATTTACAACTTTTTGGCTTTCTTTTTTTACTGTTGTTTCTTCTTTTTGCTTTATTTGAATTTTACTAGATATTTGTGCAATAAAGCTTCCTTCTAATGACATTTCGCCTTGATAAATAACATTTTTCCCGTCTATAACTATCTTGTCTCCTAGATCTATTGCTGGATCTATTACAGTCTTACCCTCGAAAGTATTTGATGTCAAATCCTTTATTTCGTTGTAGATTTTTTGAACTTGGTCTTCATCAACAATGTACATATTTTCTTGATTTATCCAAAGATTATTTCTTGTGTCATCTCCAAATTTAAAACTTCTTATTCCATCTTCATAAGATACTTTTGAAATTTTAAATTCTTCACCCCATTTATATTCTCCAAATATTTCAAGAGGAATTTCTGTTTCATCTTGATAGAATTTTCTAAAGCATAACTTTCCTTTTCTATCAATACAAGCAAATCCACCAGCACTTTCTGCAATATAACTTATATATTTCCTTGCGGTTACAGTATTATCATAAACAGCTACTTTCTTATCTGAGTTTAAAAAAGAAGTAGAATTTAATTCTACTCCTGCTTTTTTACAGATATCTTGTGCAACTTCTAATAATGTTGCTTCACCTTTTGATATTAATTCACTACCATCATAATTAAATTCAAATTTAATCATATTATCAAGTGCTTTTATTGTTATTGTATTATCATCATTGTCTGTGTAATCATCTACATTATAAATTCCAATTGGTATCATTTCGAAACTACTATCATTACTACTTAAGCTTTTGACTGGTATTCCATTTAATGTTCCTACCAACATTGCATTTACTTCCGCTACTGTTAATGCATGATTGATTAAAATTCCATATTCCACTCTTATTTTTTTGAGAGATTCTGGCATTTTATCTTTATATAGCTTCATTTCAACGTATTGGCTTGGTGTACCACCTAAGCAGAACTCTTCTTCAAATGCATTTCCGCCCTTTTTAAAGTCTAAAATATAGTCTGGATTTACTAATACATCGTCTATGTAAATATTCATTGCACAAACTGTGTTTTCATATATATTTTGTTTCCATTTTTCACTTGTTTCGTACATTAGCTCAACCCCTTTGCTTTATTTACTGTTGCTTTTTGCTGTGCCGTTAATTCCTTTTGCATTAAATTAAAAGACACTTTCCATTTTGATTTGGAAGTGTCTTCATCTAATCCTGTCTTATGCATTTCACTTGTTCTTTTGCTTACTCTGAATTTAGCATTTTCTAACATACCGCCTTTAACTGACGGGCATTTTACTGTAACTACCATTGGGTTTTGATATGTTGCTTGTAATAGTTCTTCTGCTTCTTCTTCACTTAAATAGTCCCAAGACATTTCGAGCTTTAGCATTCCGAACTGCTATTGGATTGTCTATTAATGCACCTGTTACTTTTGATGTATAACTATCATTGTCTGTATCTTCTATATTATCTTTATATGTACTTGGTGTTTTCATTATTTTACCATTTAATTTCCATAACATAACTTTATCCTCCTACTAAAGCTTCTATATCTTTTCCAGTTCTTCTTGTTGTGTCTCTTAAGTCGTCTAATAATATTTGTCCCAGTTTTTTATTGCCAACATTTACTGTTAGATAAATTGGTCTATTATTACTGTTTCCTCCATAATTAGATAACACATCTTCAAATGTATCACGCATAATGTTTTGTGGCGTTGTTATTTCCGGATTGTTGCTTGCACCTGAGTATTCTCCAAATATGGCTAAAGTTTCATCATAAGCAACATTTCCTTTTGCTAAACGAGGTAAATTCAAAGTGTTTATTGTTCCAACTGAAACTCCTGGTATTAAATTAATTAATTTTATTCCTCCATTAATTAACCTTATTGCAGTATTTATTGTCTTCTCTATTAATGAAATAACACCATTAATACCAGTTTTAACTGCTCCTGAAATAGCATTTCCTATACTTGTTCCTAAATTAGTGAACGTATTTTTTATGTTCCTCCAAATACCATTAAAGAAATTTCCTATATTACTAAAAATATTCCTTATTCCGTTATATGCCTCTTGGAATTTATTTTTTATACCGTCTCTTATTTCAGCAACCTTATTAACAATGTTAATTTTTAAATTTGAAAAGAACTGTCCAACATTATTTACCCAATTAGATACTGTTTCTTTCATTTTATTACAAACATTAGTTACCGTCTCTTTTATTTCATCCCAATGTTTAACGCATAAAATTATAATAGCAATTACGGCGGTAATAGCTGCTACAATTAATAATATAGGCCAATTAGCTGCTACCCATGCTACTCCTTGTGCAATTAATGCTGCAGTATGTTTTAAAGTTGCTACTAAAGCTCCCGACTGCACAAAATTATATAATTTTATTCCTGCAACAACTAAACCGATTGCTATAGCCAAAGATTCAAGAATTGTTACTGCAATTTCATTATCTCCAATCCATTTTAAAGCATTTCCTATTGAATTTAAAATATCTCCTGCTATTGAAAGAGCTATTTCACTTAATGGCTTAATTAGACTCAAAAAGTCATCTAATACTGGCTTTGTAAAAGTAAGTATTCCAGAAAAAGCATTAGATACCCCATTTAAAAACTTTTGAAAACCTTCACTTGCCGTTATTTTCCTTATTGTATTAAGGATACTATTTAACATGTCTGCCATTGTTTGAATAATTGTATCTCCATTGCCCTCATATTTCCATGCATTTGAAAAAGCCTCTGCTATGTTTCCTATAATTGCTAAAATTAATTCTAATGATGTATATACAGTCCCATTTGTAATTAACTTTTCAACACTTTCCCATACTGATGAAATTAAACTTGCAATCTGTCCAGCTGTAATCTTTATTTGTTCTATTAAAGTTACTCCATATTTATTCCAGCTATCAACAAGTGGTTTAAAAAAGTCATACAATTTTTGTGATAACGGAGACATCTGATTATCTATGCTTGACAAATCTCCTACATTAGGACTTGCATCACTGTTATGGTCTCCAACATTATTAATTTCGCTATGTACACTTGATAAGCTTTTACTTGTGTTCTTAGCCTGTTTTTGAGCATTTTTAAATGCTGACGCACTTGCATTGGCAAATATATTTACTCTAAATAAAGCATATACAACTGATTGAACTGCCTTTAATAATTGATATACACAATTTGTCACAAATTGAATTACTGGTGCTAGAGCTGAACCCATTGCATACTTCATATAATCTATATTTGCACTTAATTGTTTTGCTTGTGCATTTTGGCTTGACAACCATGCATTTGCACTACTGCTCAATGCAGAATAAATGCTTCTTAAACTAAATAATGCTCCTGCATATTTTAGAACTTGTCCAAGTCCATTCTTAAAGCCTGTTCCCATTCCTTTTATATTATTTGTAATACTTCGAGTTTCTTTTGATAAATTTTGACCAATATTAGGCATTTTGCTAAAAATGTTTTTTACTCCTAATATGGTAGGTTTTACCTGCTCTATCTTTTGCTTAAATGCACTAAAAAAACTACTCAATTTATTTTGAGTAGTTGCTGTTTGTGATGTTTGTTGTTTTAATTCAGCCATTTTAGATTTTGCGACGTCAAGTTGTTTATTATACATTTCTATTTCTGTATATAATTTTTGTGCTTGACTATTTAATGACGTAAAATCTTTATTGCCATTTAATGCATTATTTACAGTTGTGTCCATTGCTTTGTCGTTTGGATTTATTCCTTCTGGTGTTACATTTTTTCTTGTGTCGTCCACTATTTTATCAATTTGCGGATTTATTACGTTTAATTTTATTTGTCGAGCATTTATTTTTTCATTTAGACTATCTATTTGTTTTTGTGTTTGGCTTATTTGTTTTTCTGCATCTTTATTATTAATTTTTATAGAT